CCATTGGTTAAACCAGAATAAGCAACAGCAATCTTGAACGGACTTAGTGCTTCGTCACCAGCAGTTGTACCGGTAGCGTAGATACTTGCGCTATCAGTAGTTGTGTCTGCATAACGAACACGTAGTGTGTGGATTTGTGCTACAGGTCCGGTCATTGGCTGAACACCAACGATCTCGTTAGCAATAACTGTTGGCATAACACGACGAATAACTGGTAGAATTACTCGGTTAAGTGTTGCAACGTTTGAAGCAGCAGTGGCACCTGCAGTTGCAGTTTCCATCAAGTGCTTACGGGTGTTCTCAAGAACTACACCCATCATGGTTCTCTTGGAACCGTTTAAGCCTTCTAACAGAGCGTCTTTAGTTTCGCCCCAACGGCTTTCTAGTAATGCTTGTGTCATTTTATTTCCTTTTCTCCTAATTAGGGTTTACTTAAGCCCTGCTAAACGCTTGATCTCAAAAACGTTATGAATGTTTTCTTCGACCTGAGGTGTAGCAGATTTATCACCAGTTACTTCTACACGACTTTCTGCTAACATAGCCTTGGGCTGTGCTGCAGGTTTTGCTGTGTTGTTTAGTACTGCTGGTAGATACTTTTCGTATGCACTTTGTAATTTACCAGTTTGCACACTTTCAAGAAGATCACTCATTATTGTAGCTTTCTCCTTGTTTAAAGGTTTCAATAGATTTACAAGAATTTCTTTGCGTTCTGTTGATTCCTTAATAACTCTTATCTCTTTGTCTTTTGATTCAACGATTATTGCTGCTTGTTCAGCTTGCTCTCTAGCTTCCGCTAGTGCTTGCTCTTTTGCAGCAACAACAGCCTGTAGCTTGCGAATTTCTTTGTTCTCATTTAAATGAGTTACTGCAAATTCACTTGCAAAGGCTTCAAAGATTTGACGACCAAACATGTTCTCACGAGCAAGTTGGATATCTTCTTTGAGTTGAGTCATTTCTGACTCTAGTTTTTTGGTAATTGATTCTTTTACTAGTTCAGCTGAACGAGCTACGAAATTCTTTTGTAGTTCGGCAAGTTTTTCTTTAGCACCAGCAATTAGACGAACTTTTGTCTCAACTACTGCCTGCTTGTCTTGTTCAAACTCTTGAATTTCTTCTGCTAGAGATTTAATAACAAACTTTTCTAAACCGCCAATACTGTTTTCGTATTGTTTACGGTCTTCACGAAGTTCTTTAATTTCTTCAGCTAATTTGCCGATCATGAAATTATTAAACTTGGCTGCATTTTCGTTCATGTGAGTTTTAAATTTCACACGATCTTCTGCCAGTTTTGTTTTCTCTGTAGCAAACTCTTCCAGTTCACTTTGTAGACTTTCAGTTACCATTTTATCTAGAGCTTCAACCATTACTTGTTTGTCATGTTGATAGCGTTGTGCGAATTCCTCACGAAGTTCTGATCTCACTTGCTCACGTGCCTCAAGAAGTTTTGCTTCCCAAGCTTCGGTGATTGCTTGTTGAGTGTCTTCGTTAATAATTCCACTATCCAACAATGGTTTCAATGCATCTAGTGTCATTACGACTCTCCTATTTTAACTTAAGGTCATTGATAAGGCGTGTTATGCCTTCTTTCAGGTACTTCTGTACTCTTTGATCTTGTGTGGCATCACGAGCCACATCTAACACTCGGTGTCCATGACGCATATTCATCAAGCCCTCATAGATTGCTTTAGGATATGCATGCGGAGCCGAAGGCTGTGCTACAATGTCAACAGTAATAATATCAAAACCACTGACATGTCCTGTACTTTCATTTACTTCACCGCTACCGCGGCTGCTAACACCTAACTTAACACCTGAGGTAATCATTGCTTCTACTAGCTTACCCATTGGTGTTGGTAGGATTTTTAGTTTGCCATGGCCGCAAGGACCGTCCATCCACATACCTTCAATCATATGTGACACACGATCCAAATTAATCTTTAGGTCATCAGGGTGATCAACTTCACCAAGAACACTGTGCCCGCCCTTGATTTGTTCATTGATCTGAGTAACGGCTTTACTGATTTCAGAAACGGGATAAACACGTTGGTTGGCGTTTTTCACGCCGCCCTCGATGAATATCCCTTTCATATATAGATTCTTACCTTGACCGGTTGTAGAGTCTTCGGTTAAGACCTCTATCTGTGCCCGATCAAAAGTAAGATTCTCTTTTAGGTACAAAGCCATATTATTGCCCTAATTAATTACCACCTGGTTCAATGCTTTTCTTTTGTACTGGCACTGATCCATCGGTAGTTTGCCCTTCGCCCTTTTTGGCACCTGCTTTATTGCTGTACCAATTTTGAGCACCTTTGTTACCGCCCGGAACGTTTACATTACGCTTGGCAACATCAATTTCTTGTGCGTTCTTTAAAAAACCGCCAGCTTTACCGTGTGGTGAATTACCGTCTGGGGCTTGTTCTGAGCCACCTTTAGCAATATTACTTGCGGTACCGCCCATATCGTTTTTTCCAGCTACTGGGTTACTGGTATTACCAGCTGGCTTGTCACCGCCGGCGCCAGTACCTACTGGACTAAACTCAGTGTTGCTAGGTGCGCTGATCTTTTCAACATATTCACGCATTAGATCAACCGCAGTCTTTTGAAGTGGCTTACGCTGAACCGACTCAGTCATTTCCTCTTCTTCGTCCTCTTCTTCGCCTTCTTCTTTTTCAGCTTCCATCATTGCGAAGTTTTCTTCTTCCTCTTCTTCGCCTTCTTCGTCACCCATTTCCATGTCGTCCATGTCCATGTCGTCCATGTCACCGACTTCGTCGCCGACTTCGTCGCCCATTAGCTGCTCAAATTCAGCTTTTAGTGCTTCTAGCTCTGATTCAAGATCCATTACTTTTTGTTCTAATTCTTCTTCGCCGCCGATATCAGCATGATGATCATCGTCCATGCCTGCAACCATTTCGTCGCCCATGTCCATTTCGTCATCTTCGGCTTCACCGATACCATCAGTTTCGTCAGCTGAGATTTCATCCATTAAACCTTCAACTTGATCTCCACCAATATCTTCTTCGGCGTATTCTTCGTCCATTAGGGACTCGTAAATTTCACGTGATTTTTCTACTACAATCTGATGAAAAAGCTCACGAGCTTTTGTTTCATCATCATTGATAATGTGTTCAATTAGCTGTTCATATTTGTTCATTAGGAACTCCTTATAATAATATGGCTTGTAATTTATTTACAAAAATGCGTAGATAACGGGGTTAAATAGGTGTTTTTTGAAGGTTTTTGAAAGACTACACCGGCCCAGCCATAGCAGCCGGTGGTTTATACTGTTTTGAAATGTTTTCTAACTTATTTTCATGCTCGACTTTACGAACATCGTTGGCCATACGTATTCTATTAAGATCGCCCAGGGTCAAACGAGTTTTTCGTAAATCACTCAACTTGAGTGCTGTTTGGTCATCTTTTTCTGTTTGATAACCTGGCTTAGGTAAGTCGTAAAGTTCGTTTAGAATCATACTGTATTTACTCAATTTACCCTAAACTGTCATTGCTGCGCCTGCAGGGGCCGCTGCTACACTGGCTGCTGCTCCGGGCTGTGCTCCGCCCAATGGGCTAGCTCCTTGTGCAGCGCCGCCTTCTTCACCTGCTCCTGCTTCAACCGGAGCAGCAGTTTCTAGATCAGTACTAATTCCGCCAGGAGTAACTCCGGCTGCACGTAAGCTGGGCTCAGGTGCACTGGCAATATCTACTTCTCCTTGCTCTTCTGCCCACATTGTTTCGTTTTCGCTCATTTCCTGCTCAGTTAGGCCTAGATAACGTTTCATCAAGAAACGTTTACTTAGATAAGGAATTTGTTCCAGCGATGTAAACGTGTTTATTCTAGCAGAATCAATGTCAGCTTGACGATATTGAGCAAAATTTTGTGGCTCTTCGAACACTAGGTCAAACAACTGACTATCTATATTAATACCACGCCAACGCATAAACAGCTTAAACTCACTGTCTAACTTGTCTACAATTAACGATTGTAATCTTTTGCAGTACTGGTTAAAACGCCATTCTTGAATTAAAGCTGTACCTACTCGGCCGTCGCTTACCGACTGTGTGCCATCGTCCACTCCGGTGGGCAAATAACTACTAGGAATACGCAAACCGCGGAATAGTTTATTTGTAAAGAATCGTAAATCAGTAATTTCGCCTAGATTTTGACCCCCTGGTAAAACATCTACACTGGATCCGCGACCATCTGCAGTTTGTGGAAAGAAGTAATCTTCCATAATGGCCAATGGATTGTATGTGGCGTCCATCATGTTAGCGCCGCCGCCGGTTTGCGTAGGAATACGTCGCTGGTGTATTTCGTTTTTGATACGTTCTACAAATGCCATGGCCATATGACTGGGCATATTTCCTGTATCAATTTTAAACACACGGCGTTCAGGAGCCCGTTGTACACGGTAGATAATAATACTATCTTCCAATAACTCTTTTTGTTTAAAAACTTTAAACACATTTTCTAATACACTATTACCAAATGGCCAGTATATG